CCATAGGCTGAGAAGAGTTTACTTGGTTAGTTGAAGTATTTTGAATTATTGTAGTTGTCCCGCCTCCAGCTTGTTTACTTTCTACTTGTAATTGAGCTAACATTTGTCCTGTCATTAATCCTTCTGTAGCCTGTGAAAAAGCCTTCAATTTATCCATATCGGTTGCACCCAAAAACTTATCAAGTCCATTACCGATTCTTTCTAAATTATCAGTATTAAACGCGTCAAAAGCAGCGGCAAGAGCGGTAACCCCATCTCCGGCTTGTTTTAGTCCAGGTCCAATCTCAGCGAAAGCTCTAAACTTATCAACAGGATCTTTACCTCCCCCAATCCAACTAGAGAAGGCATCACCAAGAGCCGATACCGCTCCACCACCACCAAAAGCCGCTAGACCAATACCCAATTTTTTAATTCCATCTCCAACTACTGCGAAGTTTGATCCATCGATTGATCCAAACATCTGTACTGATTTAGCAACAGCTTCCATTCCTGCACTATTCGTTGGCATAAGAAGGTCAGCTATTGCACCACCAGCACCAAATGCCAGTAAGCCTATACCTACTTTTTTCATTCCATCACCAACCAATGCAAGATTACCAGCTTCAATATCCCCAAACGTTTTAACTGAACCTGCTATTTTCTCAAGGTCTTCTGAGGAGGGCATGACTCCACCTGCGATAGCTGCACCAACAGAAAAGCCAACAAGAGCAAGGGCCAATACTCCTAATGCACCCGCAACCGCTAACATATTTCCTGCAGGAAGTACTGCTAATCGTTCTACTCCCTCAACTATCTTATCTATTATACCTATAACTGCATCACCTATAGTTTTAATAACCTTTGAAATCCCATCAAATATTGAATTGAGAATCCCTTCAGTTTTCTCCAATGCAACTATTATAATATTACTAACATTCGTTACTATCTTACCAATTTCTTGTAGTGCAACTTGAACAGTTGCTAATACTGCCTGTATGGTTTCGTTGAGTACAGGATCAGTAATAATATCTTTTATTACTGTGAATAGTGCTGTAATAATAGGGGTTAAAGCTTTAACAACTGTTGCAATTCCCGTGAAAAAATCTTTGATGAACGGTCCCATGTTTTTTACCATAGTTCCAAAACCCGTTAAAACTTTATGAAGAATAGTTCCAATTGCTTCACCAAGTGATAAGATGATACCAGTAATCATTTTCAATGCTTTACCTTCACCTATAATCAGTTCAAATACTTTAAATGCTGCAGCAAGACCGGCTGCAAATATTGGAAGTGAAACGGCTATAGCTGCTACACCCAAGACTACCATTGGATTAGCAAATGCGGCGAGCCCACTCGCTAAGCCTTTTAGAAAACCACCAATACCTTTTCCTGCTGACTTCATACCTCTTCCCATGGCGCCAATAGGATTCATTACAGCCTTACCCATTCTAGAGAAAAATCCACCAGCTTTTGCTTCTTCCACTTTTGCATCAGGGCCACCTCCCCCCTCATCTCCTCCTCCTCTTGCAGCTTCTCTGGCCGCTTCAGCCATGGAAGCAGAATCCTTCATTTGTAAATCAAACATATTTCCTAATAATGAAGTAGTCTCGTTTTGTGAAGATAACATTTCATTAAAAGATGCCTTCAAGGATTCTGTACCTCCTGCTATGTCACCTAAAAATCCTCCTGTGTCTTCTGTATCCTTTGCTAGCTTACCTAAATCCTCATTCCCCGATTCAACAAGATCAATGTGGTGGAGTTGATTTCCAACTTGATCTTTTGCGGCATCACCAATAGCTTCCAAATGATCCGTTTGTCTTTGCATTTCACCAGTTGCAAATTCATCTCCCTCAAGTAATTGTTCTTGTATTTCACGGGTGGCTTCTAGCTGTGTTGTCTGTTGACCAGCTTGCTGTTGATTGTCATCGTGTCGTGTTTCTGTCTCTGCAAACTCGGACATTGTAGCATTGCGCAAAGATGTAATGTCTTCGTGTGTTGCTTTTAGTCGTTTCTTTTGTGACCGCCTATGAAAGAATGCAAATATTTTACCAATTTTACCGGCCTTTACAACTTGCGCACCAGATCTCCTTGAGTCCGCACCTTGCTGATCCAGTTCAGCATTAAGATGTTCTAACTCGTCTACAACATCAGTTAAAGTTTTTCCAGTTGGTTTACCTTCTTCGGCCATGTTTATTATCCTTTATCTTTTGGCGTTTTCAGTTCTTATTCTATCGTTTTCTTCTTTAATCCAATTTTGTAACAAGATTACATATATTTGTCTTTCAAATGGTAACATATTATCAAGTTCGGTTAGACTCCAATTATGGTGCTGAATCATAGCGAAGTTTGTTTGATAATGGTTCGCCAAGGAATCGTGACTCAGCGCTATCCGAAAAAAGAATCAATCCCCTCGATAATCACGGGTGTAGATTTTTTGCATTTTCCACATTCCCAATCTATTGTGTGGCTTAGTCTTGGCATAGATTCAAAAAATTCTCTTACGTTAACGAATTGTGAAGAACTAAGAGATTCAATAAAATCATTTAGTTCTTTTTTAGTAGAATCTTTTGCCTTGTATATTTCATCTCCATCCCAAATGTATTCAATACAGTCTATAATCAGTTTAAATACATTTTCTGCGTCTATGTCTTCACCTTCAGTAGCATATTTTTGTACTGTTTCAAGTTGTGGAAATTTTAATTTTAGTCCAATATCCTTAGTAATTTTTATTTTTGAAGATTTAATACTTTTAGTATCCAAAACAATATCATCAATATTAATATTAACTTCACAAATATCTTCTTCTTTTGCCTCTTTACAACATTTAAAGTTTTCAGGCCTATGTGGGTTAATTGTTAAAACTTCCCCAATTGATCTCCCTCTAAGCTGAAGGAAAAAATATTCAATATCAAATGATGCAAGTGATTTAAGATCTACTTCTCCGTCTGTACAGGAAGTTATAATGTCTTGCATGGCTTTGGTCATTGCTAGATTGTCCCTAGCTTCCATTGCCATCAATAATGTTTTCTCTTCTTTTACAAGAAAAGGTCTGTAACTGACTTTTTCACCTGAAGAAGGAATTGTCAATTCATAAGTGGGTGATGCCACTCTTGGTAATGCCATAATATTCTCCTATAATAATTATAAATTTTTTATTCTTGTGTCCACCAGCTATATCCAATATCTACTGTAAAATCTACTAATTCTGCGCTTTCCCATCCTAGTTCTATAGCACCTATTGTTTTCGGCCAACATTCATGTAATGTTACTTTATGAGTAGGGTTCGCCGCTTCTGCGGATTCTTCACTATAAACTGAAATTGTAACTGTTCCTATATAACTTTTATAATATTGCATATTGTATGAAGAATTACTTTGTATATGCTCATGCCAATCATACCAAAATTTTCTAGCTTTCCAATCATTTGTACCTAAGAAAGTAATTGATACATTCTCTTCTGTCACTTCATAAGGAACTTCCAATCCAAATTTGCCACCCCGTCTGTAAGTGGTTGCTCCGAAAGACCTAGCCGGAAATGATACAGCTTTAACAAGAAATTCTATTTGTGAAGCCGGAACATTACTATTTAATGTTCTGGGTGGTATAATTTGAACCGTAAATCTATTTCTTTTTGCATAACTTCCTAGAGCGTCTAATTTGGCTATGAAATCGGTTATTGCAAAATCTGCCGGTCCTGTCGGTGCTGGTGCTGCCATTAAAACATTCCTCCGCTATGTGCCCATACTTTCTTTTTACTTGCTTTTCTAAATCTTTCTACTGGTAGAAAAAGTGCTACTTCCCATTCATCTGCATTAACAAGAACAAACTTAGATTTAACCTTACTTGAAAGATATCTATGTACTGTTGGTCTTGCTCTTTTGATCTTGGTAAAACCTTTTAACATGTCGTATGTTAATTTTAATTTGGTTGTTTCATCGTACTTTTTATTATTTGCAAACATCTTAAGTTGATCCATTAATACAGCTCTATGTTTTGGAGCAAGATAATGAAAGTTCAATCCAAGAAACCCATCAGGATATCTTTCAATAGGAAAAACTAAAGGAAAGGTATCATACCAGGGAAGCTCATTTTTCCATTTAGGATCATAAGAATAGAAATACATTTTTCCTAGTACACTTTTAGATACCAAACTATCTGAACGTTGAAGTATTGTCTTTGGCGTTTCATCTGAAAACTGGCCCTTTGTTCTATTGACAATTGAGCGAAACCAGTTACCCGCTGCTTTTGCTTTAGCAGTTACTGAATTAGTTTTTATCGCATCTTTTAATTTATCCAAATAGGATTCTTCTACTGTAGCCATATTACTATTTAGTTGTCAAAGTGTCCTCTGTTATTATTTGCCATTTCCAACCTTTGTGTTCACAAAACTCTTGGGCCGCCTTCCATTTAGCCTCATTAATTCCCCATGTTTTTACTTCTTTGAGAAACCTTCTCCTATGTTTAGGGTTAGGTTTGGGGGGTTTTGTTTGTTTCTTTGGTTTGATTTCAATTAGAGATTCACCTTGATCAGTTTTAACCCAAAAATCTGGATAATATCTATGTAATCTATTGTCAATAGGGGACCGATAGGGTATAATAACCTCTTCACTTGACCATCGCAAGACTTCAGGTTGCCTATCTAGGTATTTCATGAAGGTTAATTCCCACCCAGAACGATAAATAATTTTAGTATGATCACCCTTATATTTTTTATAATTTTGTGGGCGAAACTTTCCCTTGTATGCCATATAAATATATAGATAGTTTAAAAATAACAACCACAAAAGGATGTCCGTAATGAAAATTTACACAGAAGTTATATATTTTTGGGATGATGATAAAGGTGA